GGAAACAGCTCCTCCTGCTCCCCAAGGAGATCCAGGGCATCTGGCTCCAGTTGGCCGGCTGGCGCATGCCGGACACCAAGCTGCGCCAGGACATCGCGTCCTGTCTGTTCATGGCGGCGCACGTCCTCAACCGCCTGTTCGTGATCGACGAAGAAGAAGCCGGCGAAGAAGATGACGACGAGTACGTCGAAATCGCACGTCCGGCGCGCGCAGGACAGCGAATTGCGCGGCGCAATACCGAAAGATTCGCCAGATCCTGAAATTCGTCGAGATAAATCATTGACTCGGAAAGGTGGCATGGTAGCATCATGGATATAGAACGACAGTTCTACCTGGGAAAGAAAGGCACGCTCTATCATCAGCGCGAGAACGGTAGTTTATCCCGCTTTGGGATCAGGATTGACGGCAACCAGATCCTACTTTTTGACCCACTCACGCGCAGATGGATGGAGCTGCCCGAGACAATACCAGACCGGTCTGGTGGAACCGTCTCAATTCAGATAAAGCGAGACTTATGACCACGAGAACTACGCTTTCAACTCGCAGCCCGGAGCTAAACGAGCCGGGGAAATACCCAGTCGCGATGTGGGAACAGCAGCGGACGAAGTACTGGGAGTATTGGCGGCACTTTGACGGGGATTGGTTGGAAGATCCTGTCTCTGCCACCGATGACTCTCTCAAGTACCCGTTGCAACTCAACCCCTATAACATGGCGTGCATCCTGCATGCCGGTATGTTGTTCGGCGAGGTGCAGGACAGCAACGACCCACTGGTGACCACGGTGGTGGAGCCCTGGAAGCGCAATTCATCCCAGGAACAACGAGACCGCGCATCTTTCCTCTCGGACATCGTGAACCGCGTCTGGTGCGAGAACGAAGGCCGGGCGATCCAGCAGGAAGCCGGCCTGATCTCCCAGATCCTCGGCGGCTGCGTCTTTGGCGTATTTTTCGATCCGACCAGGATTGCGCAGGGCAAACTGCCGATCCGGATCGATCATCTTCTGCCGGAGTACTTCTTCCCCGTCCCGGCCCCAGAGCAGTACTGGCAACTGTTGGAGGCGATCGTCGCCTTCCAGATCACACAGTTGCAGGCCCAGCAAGCCTACGGCGTGGAAACCGGCTACGATCACGCGCTCTACCAGGAACACTGGAAGCGCAGCTCTTACGACATCACGGTCGAGGGCGAACCAGTGACCTGGTACGGGATGAAGATGCAGGGCCGCCACCCGCTGGCTAACCAGGTGCCGTACACGTACATCCCCCACATTCGCGTGGGTGAGTTCTACGGCGTCTCCCTGCTGGACAAGAAGCTCGGGATGGCCAAGGAGATCAACGATCGTTTCGCCGACGTCGGCGACATCGTCAGCTCCAACGCCCGGATGCTGCCGGCGATCGCCAATACCCGGAAGGTTGGCCTCAAGCGCGTGGGCGCCGGTACGACTTTCCTGGACCTGGGGCAGTCGGCCCCTGGGCTGGATGAGCCCAAGATCACGTACCCGGACGCCAGCTCGACGCACACCAGCTCGGCGACGGTGGATTGGGCCACCGAACTGCTCAACATCGCCCGGACGGAAGCCTACACGCCGCCGGTGTGCTACGGCGTGGACGAGGGGAGCCAACGATCCTCGATGACCTTGGTTATGCGAATGCTCCCGTTCGTTGTCCATATCCGGCAAGAGCGGACCCTTTGGACCTCTGGCCTCGACCAGGTCGGGCGAATGATTCTCACGATCGCTGCCGAGAAAGGCATCGAGGGCGTGACCCGCGAGGACGTTCAGAACATCCGTCTCTGGCAAGAGTGGGCTCCCATGCTCCCCAGGGACCACGACCAGGAAGTAAACGAATTGATTCTCCGCGTGAACGCGGGGTTAATTGCGCCCCAGACGGCGCTGGCCCGGCTCGGTGACATTCGAGACACCGAGACCGAGCTGAATCTTATCAAGGCGTGGATGGAGTACACATCCCAGATGACTGCCCAACAGCAAAGCCCCTTCGAAGGATCGGGCTCGCGTGGTGAGCAGGCTGGAATGGACAGGCCGTCTACACCGAAAGCATCAGTTTCTAAGGAGGAATAGCATGGCGGACGAACTCACTGGACAAGAGACAGGTACAACGGAGGCTCCCGGCGGACAGGGCGATCCCGCCCCGGCTACCGAGACGGCCCCCGGTGCCCCTGCTCCACAGGCTGGTGATCCTAGCACCGCACAGGCTCTTCAGTCTCAGTTGGAAGAGCAGCGAAAGATCCAAGCAGGGCAAGACAAGAGAATTGCGCAGTTGACGGCCCAGGTCGCCCAGCTCCAGACGGAGAAGGACGGCTTGACGGAACAACTTGCGCAGGCGCAATCTACGTCTGGCGACACGGATGCCCAGTTGGCCGAACTGACGACCCAGGTGCAGACCGTGACCGGCGAGAAAGCCGCGCTGGAACAGCAGTTGGCCGACATCCAAGCCGAAGCCGAGCGGGTACAGCTCGTAGCGACCGAGTTCCCGGCCCTGGCACCCCTTCTGTCGGAGGGAGCCTTGCCGCAAGCCGAGAGCACCGATGAGCTACGCGAGAAGCTGGGCCGGATGAACCAGGCCTTTGGCGCGATGGCCAATGCGCACGCGCAAACTCTGATCGAGGGCGGCAAGCCCCCGGCGACACCGCCGGCCAACGCTTCGCCAGACCCCGACGCCCTGAAACGGGACATGCTCGCTGCTAGCAAGGAAGGCGACCGAGATCGGTTCGCCGAACTCCAGGAGCAGTGGTACGCATATTGGGAGGCCCAGCAGGGCTAACCCTATCACAAGTCCATCACGCCTCTGCTCCTCGGACATCTCAAACATCTTATTGAAGGAGGCTTCTGATGGCAACTGTAAATTCCGGTTTCTTGGACACCGCCTACGGCGATACGCCGTGGGAGGACTTCGAGAACAATCAACGGACGGTCTACGTCCCGGAACTGCTCGACGTATACCGCCGCACATCTCTGTTCTACGGATTGGTCACCTATGGCGTGAACCTGCTCGGCCAGCGGACCGGCAAGATGGTGTTCACCCAGGTGATGGACCCTGACCCGAACATCGCCACGCTGGACAATCGTCAGATCTGGCTGCCCCAGATCTACATGGACAGCCGGCAGTTGGAAATCACCTGCGCCCGGTACGGCGACAAGATCATGATGAACAAGTACGACGACATGATCACGTACTGGAAGCAGAGTGGTTCCGCCGGCCTGCGGCCCATCATCTCCCAGCGCTTGGCCCCGCACATGGTCCAGTCCCTGGACCTGCTGGCGCGCAATGCGTTCCTGGACAAGGCCGTCCTGATGTTCTCTGGCAGTGCCAGCGACTTCGAGAGCCTGGCTTCCAGCGACACGTTCGACTTGGGCGTCTGCCGCGCGGTGCACCTGGGCGCTGACTACCAGCCCGACCCGGTCACCAACCCTCTGATCGGCATCTCCTCGCCGTCCGCGCTCTACACGGTTCGCAACAACGACAGCGGTGAGTTCATCTCCCGGCTGAAGTACACGGACACCCGCCGGATGATCAACTACGAGGTGGGCGAGTACGAGGGCGTGCGCTTCGCGCAGCACCCCACGGTCACGCTGTGGAACTGCGGCCACGTGCTGGCTCAGACCACGATCGACGTGAGTGTGGACCTGGGCGCCGGTGCCCCTGACCCCGCGACCACGAAGGTTGAGGGCGTGTGGCAGGTCGGCCAGGCTTCGGCCACGCACTACGTGACGGTTGGCGACACCACGGGCTTCCAGGCTGGCGATCAGGTCACGCTGCACATCTACCGTGCTGGCGATAGCTCGACCTTCGACTCCGCCTTGGACAGCAAGCTCAAGGCCACCAACGGCGTGCTCTTCACTGACCCGACGGCTGTGGTCCGCGAGGTCTACGAAGTGGTGGATGGCACGAAGCTCAGCTTCACCGAGCCCATCACCACGGATGACTTCCAGACCGACCTGGGCGGCGGCGTGTACGGCTACGTCACCAAGGGCCGCCCGGTTCACGCGACCGTGTTCCTGAAGGGGCCGCGCGGTGTGGTCGCCGGCGTGCTTCAGCCGCCTCAGACCTACAACCCCGCCCCGATCGACGACACGGAGAGCATCTACCGGTTCGCGTGGGACTCCTACATGAAGTACCAGCAGATGTACCCGCGGCGCTTCGAGGTTTACTTCCACGCCGGGCCCGTGCGCCGCCTCGGGGATGTCGTTAATCTGTGATGCAGGAGATATATCTTGCAGTCACGATTGCTTAGTGAGGCAGAGCTACTGCCGGAACAGCCGATAGGCCAAGCGAAAGACGAACGCGGCAAGCGCTACGGGAGTCTGGTCGCGCTCTACCGCGCTGATGTGTCCAGCCTTGGTGTGGGCGACGGCGCCGCATGGTGGGTGTGCCGCTGCGATTGTGGAAACTACATTGTCGTGCGCGGATACACTCTCAGGAATGGCGACACAACGTCGTGCGGTTGCGCCAAAGTTGTGGACATCACCGGCCAGCGGTTTGGCCATCTGGTCGCAATCAGGTTCGTCGGTGTCAGGGCACACAACGCGATGTGGGAGTGCCGGTGTGACTGTGGCAACACCGTGGTCACGCGCGGTGGCCGCCTGCGCGCTGGTGCCACCTGTGTCTGTCGAACGGGTTGTGATGGTCGGCCAGAGTGGGTGCGTGAGCGAGAGCGTGTTTTCAAGCAGTATGTTGACAGCGCAAATCGCCGCGACATCCCGTTTAGCCTCACACTAGAGCAGTTTGGGTCTCTTGCCCAACAGCCCTGTCACTACTGCGGGGCGGAGCCAGCAGGCCCGCCCTGGCCGCACAATGGCCTTGACAGGCTGTCCCCCGATGGGGGCTACTCAACAGATAACGTCGTTCCCTGCTGTACCGCGTGTAACTACGCAAAGGGCACCATGGAGTACGCAGAGTTCCTCGGTCTGGTGAAGCGTATCTATATGCGCCGGGCCAAGGATTAGGAGGGACCAATGGCTTCAATCCCGTGGGGCACGCTCAAGGCACAGATCGCGCGGAAGCTGAACGATCCGACGTACAAGACGTACTCGGAGCTCCTCCTGCTGGACGGCGTCAACGACGCCCTGGAGGCATTCGCAGCCGCGCACACCGGCGTCATGTCCGACTTCGAAATCACTGGTGACGGCACAACCTACGAGTTCGATCTGCCAGCCGACATCGTTGAGGAAGAGGGTGCGGGCGTGTACGCAGTGCATTGGGAACAGAACACGTGGCTCCCACGATTGGAGTACTGGCCAGGCGAGGCGTGGCCCAACTCAACACGGTCCACAACGTCGAGACCGTTGGGCTTCATCCTCTGGCCCCAAGGCAAGATCAGCTTCTCTCGCATCCCGGACTCCGCGCAAGCGGTCACAGTGCACTACGTGGCCTACTACCCGGAGGTCGTGGATGACGATACGGCGGTCACAATCCCGAGGTGGGCTCGCGAGGCCATCAAGCTCTACGTGAGTGCGGTGGCCATGGAGCCCGCCTCGGCCAAGGCCGGCAAGCTGGGGCAGTACAAGTCTCGCAAGGAGGCGGGTAAGCCCGAGGACAACCCGCTCTTGCGCCTGGCCGAGCACTACATGCGCAGGTACTACGAGATCCTGAACGCTCACATGACGCCGCAGTACGCCAAGCTGCAACCGGGAGAACAGAAGTATGGGTGAGATCATGTACGACCTGGCGGACAGTCTGCGCCTCCATTTGCAGGACAAGATGGTGGACGACATTCCGGCAGCGTACTCGACAACGCTGGCCTACACCGACTCAGAGGGCGACGAGCGGACCTTCGCTCCCAGCCTGATCAAGATCGGGCGCCTGCAGGACGATCCGACGGCGCTGTCAGAGGATACCGTTATCCCCTCCAGCTACGTCGCCATCCACGCTCACGATCCGCTGGACACCTCGGATGGGTGGAAGCACAGCATCGCAAGCTCCGTCGAATCCTCGACGACCAACCTGAGCTTGGGCGTTGGCTACCCCTACGAGCTTGGCGGCTCGAAGAAGTGGTGGCGCCGCCTCGTTGCCGAGTTTGGTTGCTACTTCATCGACTCGGACCAGTCAGAGACAGAAGCCTTCCGGCTAGCCAACGTCATGCGCGGGCTCCTGGAGCACTACTGTGAGAGCTATCGCGCCGACAACCTGCACGGGTGGAATTGCGTGCTCACCGATGACTTCGGAGAGTCCGCTCTTGAAGCCCACGTGGCCAAGAGCCACTGCTGGGAGGGCGGCGGGCCGGACGATGACTACATCTGGCGAGGAGCGGTATGGGTCCAAGTCTTCACCGTCAAGGAGTGAAACGTCAAGGGATGAAAGTACTTGCGCTGATCGGAAACAAAGACGCAGTGGGAGCGGTGGAGATCTACCGCATAACACTGCCTTTCACGTACCTAAACAACGAGAGCGACATACAGTGTGGTTGGATGAGGGTGCAGGACGCCCGCCAGGCCGTGGCTCAGGGAGATATGGAGACGGTGTTCGATAACGACATCATCGTGCTTCACCGAACCATCGCTGCCGAGCGGGATGCTGGCGAAGGGCTGATCCAGGCGCTTCGGTGCCATAACGCCAAGGTGATCTATGAGGCCGATGACGACTACAGCGGCAAGCACCGGGAAGCGAACTCTACGCCCGGCCAAAGCTGGAGGCCGTATCTGCCCTACGTGGATGCTATCACAGTCACTACGAAACCGCTGGCCAGGTGGGCCGCAGAAGAGAGCGGCAACCGGCCCGTCCACGTGGTCCCTAACGCCATCGACCGCGCCTGGTTTTCTGGTGTGGCAGAGAACGCCACCCGGATGTATCCAGACCATCTGACCATTATGTTTGCCGGGACTGCGACGCACGACCAGGATTGGGAAGTGCCAGCGCTGGCTCTCCCTGACCTGTTAGCGAAGTACCCGAACGTCAAGGTGCTTGTGGTCACTGACCCGCCGCTACCAGACTGCTTCGGGGAAATGGACGTTGAGTTCATACCGCCGGTCCGGTATACCCAGTACCCGGCCTTGCTCGCCCAGGCAGACATACTGTGTGCGCCTCTTATGCCCGATGATCCATTCAATGCCTGCAAGAGCCCGATCAAGGCTCTGGAGGGGTGGTGTGCAATCCGCCAGATCGGCAAGAAGGTCGGCGGCTGCGCTGTGGTGGCTGCGAATCACCAGGTCTACCGCGGCGTCGTCCAGAACCGACACAACGGCCTGCTGGTTGGGCACGATCCCGAAGCCTGGTACGACGCGCTATCCTTGCTGATCGAGGACAAGTTTGCGCGGCGCAAGCTCCAGGTGAACGGATTCAAGGATGCCCAGCGGTATGACATTGCCACACACTGGCGGGACTGGGCTCGGGCCTATCACAGAATAGCAGGAGGCTCAACATGACAGTAGCAGCTTCAGCAGGGATTTTCGGCTTCGGGCCGCAATCCGCAAAAGGAACACTCGCAACGACCTGGTATCGGCACAAGGCCACTCGCGTGGGCGTCGGGCCGCAACAGGTCATCCGTCAGTTCCCGCCAGAGATCGGCGGGGGCATCCATCCCACCGGGGCGTACAAGGCTATGGCGTTCGGCGGCGGTCAGGCCATCTTGAACCCGCGCTTGGACAACGTACTCGGTTGGCTGATGTACGCTGCCGTTGGCCAGGTGTCGGACATCGACGACACCCCCGAGGCCGGGATGTACCGCCATCGTTTCACGCCGCCCGACAACTACTACGACATGCAGTGGATGTCGATCCGGCGCCTGATCCCCGGCGCGACCGGGACCAGCGACAACCTGGGCGAGGTGCTGTATGACTGCCGCCCAGTGGGCATGCGCCTGGCGCTGACTCCCACCAACGTGCTGACGAGCGCGTTCACGTTCGTGGGCCGCATTCCCAAGCTGTCTGGCACGGACGTGGATAGCTGGTCCTGGGGCAACACCTACGAGCGCTACCCCAGCGTGCCGCTATCGCACCAGGGTTCGTTCGAGCTGGATGGAGCTGGACAGAAGGCCACCGCGCTGACCGTGGACCTGGTCAATGGTTTCACATCGCCGCAGGAAGAGATGATCATCGGGAGCCCGTACCCCGATGACTACATCCTCCAGAACCAGGGCCTCAGCCTGACCTGGACCTACAAGTGGCACAACCCGGACCTGTACCAGGCGCTGCTGTGCGGCTCCAACGTCGAGTCCGACGGTGAGATCGACTGGTCCCCGTCTGTCCACAGTACGTCGGTGAGCTTCGAGGTGAACAGTCCCGACAACGCGACCGGGATGAGCAACCCCTGGAAGCTGAAGGTGTACGCCCCCGAGGTCACCTGGCAGGCCGCTGGCCCGCCGGAGCTGGTCGCAAACGGGTGGCTGGCGCTTCAGTTCACGGGCGTCGCCCAAGAACAGGCCGTTGGCGACACGTTCTACTTCGAGATGGACAATCTCACCAGCGAGTATGCCTGGCCCTCGTAAGCAATGACGGGGGAGGCTTCGGCCTCCCCCATCGAACCCAAATCTTGGAGGTTTGAACCGAACTGAAATGGCGATCAAGGTTTCAACGCAAGTTGATAAGACCAAGTACCTGAAAACCACTGACCCCAGTGGTGAGACCTACGTTGTTATTCGTCCCCCTGACTTCGGCATGGAGAGCGAGCGCGATGAGATCCTCAAGCAGCGCTCGATGGATCGCGCTGGCCGCGTGAACGTCGAAGTCAACCTGAGCACCCTCTGGGCTATCGAGATCTGGCTGACCTACGTCGAGACCAACCTGCACGTGCAGTACACCGACGAGCAGGGCGAGGTGGTCAAGGAGATCAAGTTTGAGCCCAAGGACCAGATGACCCGCGATCAGTTCCTGCGCCGCCTGGGCGAGCTGCCGCCCGGTATGGTCTACGAATGGCACATGCGCCTGGTCGAGGTTGTGCCGGATTGGGCAGTCCCTTTCTAGCTGATGGCTTCGATTCGCCGGAGGAGCGCCGGGCAGCCATTGCCTACGAGACCGAGCTCTACTACGAGCACAAGTGGGGAATGGAGCTACCTCCAGATGCGGAGCCTCCCGAGCAAATGCCTGACTGCCTCTACTGGTTGCACTGGGTAGAGGCCCATGGCCCCGTACGCGCCGGAGGCTCCCTGGACCAGCCCTGGCACTTCATGTGTGATCTGGATGCGGCCAGACTTGGGAGAACCAGGGCCAAAGAACTGAGAGCGGCTAACGCAAGAATGAAGCGCGAATATCAGTCGCGCTATGGACAGCAGGAGTAGACATTGTGGCAACCATCCAACTTGGAGCGCACCTACAAGCAATCTGGGACGCCGACGATCCAGCAGAGGAGCTGAGACGCCGGATGATGGAAGGTGAGATTGGCGGGGAGCCCGGTTCCGGTCGCCAGAAGTCAGCCCCGGTCGTGCCAGAAGGAATGAATCTGGACACGGCCCATGACCTTGCGAACAAGTTGGCAGAGACAGAACGGCTGCGCGGCCAGCTTCCGAATACCGCCGGCATCGAGGACCAGATGGGCGCGATGATCCGGGATATGGCCTATGGCACCTTGCCGCAGACTATCGAGGGCCTGGCCCTGGCCTCCAACGCCGATGAGTTGTCCCAACTGACCCTGAGGGGGCGCCCAGGGGAACCGGATCTTCGCGGTATCGGCCGCTCGATGGGTATTCCCAAGTCCTACAAGCTGCGCAAGGCCGACCTGGTGAACGCCATTGCCCAAAAGACCAGGGCGGCTGGATCTGAGTGGTTGCGCAGAGACCTGGCCCAGATGAGCGGCGTTGAGCTGTACCAGATGTCCGCAGGGTTGTCAGAGCGTGGCCTGGACTTCCTCAACCAGATGACTTTCCGCCGGCGCGAGCTGTACCGAAACGCCATGGATGTCTACGGGATGGGTATGCAGATGGTCGATATGACCGTCGGCAACGAAACCTGGGATACCGTGGCGCAGATGTCGGCTGGCCAATGGGCTGACTACCGCCAGGGGCTCATCTCTGGCCCACTGGCCCAGGAGTTCAAGGCTCGCGGTGGCGTGATCGACGAGACCGGCGCCTATTTGCCCCGCGCAAGACAAGCCCAGCAGGCCCGCAGAGAAGGGCGTAACGTTGGGGCCGTCAACGTGTCTGGCGAGTGGAACCGTAGCACGCTTGTCAAGGCTACTGGAAACGCGCAAGGTCTCTCCTTTGGTGCTGGCGAAGAGATCCCCGACTGGGTCAAAGAGAACTACATGGCCATGGGCGCCCAGCTTTTCGTGGACCCCGAGGTGCTCTTGCAGGCCCCCGGCGTGGCTATGGACAAAGAAGGAAACTTCGTCTTTGGCGTGCACGGCCAGAAGTATGCCAAGCGGATCAGCAACCTGGGCCAGACCGGCCAGGTGTTCTTCAGCGGGCTCCCTACGATGCGAGCTACCACGCTGGGCCAGAAGGCCGATACTGCCGAGATCGTTCAGAAGGGCAAGGCCTGGGTGTCAATGGCCGCCGAGGGCTTCCCGGCCGAGGGCGCCTTCCTGTATAACCCCAAGAGAATGGGGCGCGCCCAGGCGATGCTCACGCGCAAGGTGGCGCTGCCCGAGGATGCCGAGGTGTTAGTGAAACCCGGCCAGGTGATCACCGACGATCGGGTCAAGCTATTCGATGAGCACGTGGGCCTGGACCTGGGGCACAACTACGAGTCGGTGCAGATCCTTGCCGCTGACGAGATGCGCACGGGTGAGAAGGGTGACCGCACCCTGCTCCTGCAGATGGTTGGCAACCTTCCCGAAAACGTCCCGGTCGGCCAGAAGTATATGACCAAGGGCGGTGAGTTTGCTGACACCTCGATCGATGAGATGGACGTCGATGCGTTCATCAAGGGCAAGGACTACTTCCAGCTCGGTGGCGCCGTGGCGATGGTGGCCAACCCAGAGCTGAAGGAAGAGATCTGGGGCGAGGACTTCGATCGCTGGGGGCCAGGGCGTGGCGAGCAATTCGCCGCCTGGCTGGCCAAGCAGGCCCAGGAAGGCGGGCGCATGGAGTGGCGCCAGTTGCCCGAGCGCGCCTACCAGGTCGACGACCCGGTCACCCAGGCCCTGATCAAACAAGGCATGCTGGATGTATCTGGCCTCCCAGAAGATATGACTCAGGATGAACTCCTGGGACTGGCTGAGGCCGGCAAATTCGGGCAGATCAAGCGGCGCCTGGGCGGCACGGCGATACGCGGCAGGCAGTGGGACTTCGGTATGACGCTCGATATGGCCATGGTGCACACCCAGCAGTATGAGTACCGCTCTGGGCTGCTGAACTTCGAGCAGATCTCCGACATTGCGCAGTACAACCCCAAGCTGGCCCGGCAACTGTTCCGGTCCGGCCGGCGCAAGCGACAAGCCGCTGCCAGTGTTGCCGGCGCTGGCCTGGCGATGCACGCTCCTGACTCCGAGTTGGGCCAACAGTTCCGCAAAGAATCAGTCGCCGTTGAGGATATAGACCTCGATCGCTTCTTCGACGAGGCCACCGAAGAGCTAGAGGCTCAAGGCATAGATCCCGCCAAGCGGCCTGGCCTGTTGCGCGAGACGGCTATGCGCATGATCGGCAAGACGTACCGGGGCCGCGGCTTGCACTTCAAAGAGCTGGGCCTGTATGCCCCGAATCCCGCCGCAGCGATGAAGTACGGTTACCAAATTGCGCGGGGGCAATTGACCCAGTTGCCGGGCGCAATGAGCCGCTTGATCGGCGCGGTGCACGAGAGACAGCACGGCCTGTTCCGCGGCGGCGCAGACCGTGAATCAGCCGATCGTGCATACCAGAAGCTAGGCCAAGAGATGACCCAGGAACTGTCCGACGTTGTGGGGTCTCCCAAGTTCTTGCGCCAGCTCACCGGCTCCGATGTGGGCGCGCAGAGGATGGGCGGCCGCGTAGCCCCCGTCTCTGGCCTGGCCCACAACCGCTTCGTGGTAGGCGACAAGATGCTTCGCAGGCTGGTGATGGCCGGCGGTGTTGGCGAAGAAGATGTAGACGAGGTGATGGACCTGATCCGCGGTGGCGAGCTGTCTGGCCCCCGCCTCCTTGCCGTCCGTGACCCAGCACTGTCCCCAGAACAGATCAAGCATGGCATCGGCTATATGTCGCCAGACGAAGCGGCCTTTGAGCTCGGGCTCTCACGCGATGACGTGAACAGTCTTTACAATGATACCCTGGGCGTATCCCCTCTGTTCTCCTACTTCGGTGCTGGCGACTGGGACTTGGACGCCCTGTCCGCATTGCTGGGCACCCGCTTCTACCGAGACAAGGAGACAGGGCAGTGGAAGGCAAGCCACAAGGTGAAGCAGTCCTCACCTCGCGAGATTATTCAGAGCGCGCTGCGCGCTCCGGCCAGTGAGTTGGTGGGCGTCCTGGAGAAAGTGGGTAAGTACTCCCGACGTACCACCCGTAGTGCTGCCAAGGTGGCCAAGAATGTGGCCAAGGAGCTGCGCGGCCTGGCCCGCAACCCCAACGTGGTCTCTCGCGAACAACTGATTCAGGATCGGCTCAACTATGCCAAGAGCGGCAAGATGCGTATGGGTACGTTCTACAATGTCTACAAGCGCGAGCTGGGCATGGCGTTCCGGGGTAGTCACCCGGATACAGCCACGGCCCGCGAGCTGGTGGTAACTCCCTACCAGCAAGCCTTGGACTACGCTGGTGAGATCCCGGAACCCTACGAGCACATTCGGTGGATGGCTAACACGTTCAACCTGGCCTCCGGCGGATATGCGATCAGTGAGGAAGGCGAGATCCGCGGGCGCAAGGTCGGTGGCTTTGACACTGGGCTGGTGCGGGAGATGGCCAAGAGTGTGCTGGAGTTCCCCACGACGGCTGGCGATATTCTCGATCCGCGCGCCCGCGCCGCCACGTTGCTGAACCCTGAAGCCGTGGACGAGTCTGAGTATGAGGGCCTGGTTGACCTGATTGGCCAGTATGACGCTGCTAAGACAGACAAGGATAAGGCCGGGCTCGTTGGCAAGATTGCGCGCACCATTTACCCGCGTGGCTCTAAAGAACAGGACTTGTATGACCGATCTCCTATGGGCCGTATGCTCTTGCGTCTGGGCGCCGACAAAGCGGTGCAGAAGAGTATCGCGGAAGGTGGTCAGGGAAGCGAGCGTGTTCTCCTGCCATCACACGGGCGCCCGACGCAGTCTTACGCGACATTCGGGCCACTGCGACAGGCGTGGGCCAAGTTTGGTGGTATCAGTCGCTCCCTCTGGAAAGCAATCAGCGGCTCGGCTGCCCCTGGCGGCGGTTCGGAGTTTGTGTCCCGGTTCCAGGCCGTGACAGAGGCCCTGCGACATCCAGATATGCCCAGCACGCTCGGCGAAGCGATGGGCGACGTGACCAGGGAGATCTCTGGTGGCAACGCCTATAACCCCTGGCTCGCGATGGTGCGCGGGGCTGACGACACGCCCACGCCAGTCGAACAGGAGCCAAACGCCGGCAGTGCCATCGGCGCCCTGCGAGACCTCTATGACCAGAATCCGGTGATGCCGTCCGTTGACGAGGTAGCGGCAAGTATGTCACCAGAGGCACGGCAGCAACGTGCTCGGTTCCTCCAGGACCGCATCGGAGAGATGGAGCGTGAGGCCGAGGCCGGTTCTGTGCGAGGCACCACGGCCAGTCTCCAATACCAGCGAGGCTTTCAGGAAGCGGCTGACGAGGTACGGAAGGTATTAGGCGACACGCCGGAAGTCAATGAGCACCTGGCTATGGGCGAACTGCCCGTTGGCTTTGGGGTGAGCGGTGAGTCCCGGTACTTCCGGGCAGGAGAGAGCAGCGAGATCGAAGGTAACCGCTGGTACAAGGCCCTGCGCACCGATGTGGACGACGTGGCCGTCGATCCACGGGCAGCGAAGCGGTACGAGTCTGCCAAGGCGGAGCTAGAGGCCCTTCAGGGAGTTGCGCGGCGCAAGCCTGCACCCAAGCGGGAGATGCCTGTTCCACAAGCCAGCGTGAGCAAGATCAAGGCTGCTGGACCTGCTGGCCCCTTGCCGTCCGATGAAATCCAAGCCATGAACGCCCGTCGCAACGCCAAGCCCGTAAGCCTGGCAGACCAGGCTCGCTCTGTCATTGGTGGCGTCCTGGGTATGGACGTAGACGCTCCTGGCACCCAGGCTGCTATGCGTGATCTGGCCAGCCGATCCCAGGGCATCCGGCGTGAGGGTGGCGTCACACCTCTCCGCCAGGCACTCAACCAGTTCATTTCTCAAACTGGCGATCCAGTCCAAGCTCAGAAAGCCTGGCAGCAAGCATTGAAACCTACCGGGCTCCAGTTCCGGGAGTACGAGGGCACGCTGGGCCATGACTATCGTGCGCTCTTGGGTGGGAACGGTGGCGGCGTCGTGCCCCCCACCCCGCCCGCGCCAGCAGCCCCCGACGCGCCCCCTCCAGGGGGTGGCAGGCAGCCTGGCGGTGAATCTGCCCGGACCGTGCAAATCCTGGGCGGAATGCGTGTGCATTATGACGATGAAGGTCACGTCATCCCAACCGGCATCTTCATTGAAGAGAATGAAGAGGGGATGATGGTTATGCGCGAGTCTGAAATGCACCACAAGCCCATGGACCCAACCGATATGTTGGATCTGATGGACTATCGGATCACCGACGAGCAAAGCCGTCTGTCACACATACAGCAGTTGTCCGAGGCCAAGATCAGCGGTGGGGCCTTCTCTGGCCTGATGAACGTTGCCCAGGGCAAGGGCCATAAGCTCACAAATGAACAGATTCGCTCAACTTGGAAACTGACTGGCTTTGACCCGGCTGTTGGCGATCGCTTGCTCCAGGTCCTTGAAGAAACGGAAGGGCAGACGGCAGGGTCGGGCCGGCGTAGTGGCAAGTCAGCCTTAGAGAAGTTCGGCGAAGCTCTGGACCAGGCCCGGGAAAAGCTCGACAAGTACGGCGACACGATGCTGGAACAGATCGAGGAGGTCCGCGGCGGTAAGACCCCCACGAAGGGCTGGAAAGCCTCAGCCGGCGAGATGATCAAGACCGCCGAGAAGCTGGAGGGCCTGGCTGGCGCTGGCGTCCCAGATGAGCGGGCCGATGAATACGGCAAGTGGCAACAGATCCTTGGTGCTGCTCGCGGGGCTGGCCTGGCTGATCCGGGAATCGGCCAGGGCTTTGAACAGCCCTTTGAACCCAAACAGGGCTTCCTCGGCCAGGCTATGGGACTGGGCGGCAG